CTGACCATTGATATAAAGCTGAAAAATATTAGGTTTCATACCACGGACAACTTTATAATCTTTTTTACCAATAGAAAAGTCTACCTCCACCACACATTCTTTTTCATTGATGGAGTTAACTAACTGCGGTTTATTAATCTTTCGGAATGGTTTATTAAACAGCACAAAAGTAAGAGCATCCAGAATGGTACTCTTACCCGCACCATTAGTGCCTACAATAATACTGTTATGATGACTATCTAAAGATATCTCAGTAAAAGTATTTCCAGCAGAAAGAAAGTTTTTAAATCGTACAGTTTTAAATAAAATCATAATTCATTATTTTCAGGAGGAATAATAAGTTCATCAGGAGACACAATCATATAATCATATCCTGTTTTGTTGCACATTTCCATCATACCATCTGGGTCAACCTCTACAGCAATTAATGACGGAAAATCATCTGCCTCTAGAAGACCAGCATATCTAACGGCATCATCTTCTTCTTCAAACATCAGAAGAATTCTATGACCTTGCTGGTTTGATATCGCATAAGCACCTTCATCTTCTTTCCCCCTGAGGCATAAAATGTACATTATACCACCTCCAGTGCCTCCACATAAAGAGATTTCATAATTTCTTTTAATTTAATCAAATCTAAATTAACATTTAATTCATCAATATATTTTTCCAAAATAGTGACAGTATCTTCATGTTCTAGTTGAACATCATCATTATCTTCCTCAGTATCAGTAGAAAAGTCTTCTATGATCTTAAGATCAAGAACATAATCTTGAATACTATTCACAATATATTCAAATTGTGTATAGTCATTTTTGTTTTCTACCACTAATTTAACACACGTATTTTTATATTGACTTAGATCTAATTCATAGTAATCATTTTTACTATCATCATAAAAAATCTTATAAAACATTTCATAAGGATTTTGAACGTAAGTTAACTTAAGAGTTTTAGTGTCAAAGATATGAAATCCTCTACGATCATCATAGTCGTTCCAATACATTTGATAGGGATTCCCCAGGTACTGAACATTTCCTTTTTTACTTTTTGTATGGAAATGACCAGACATTACCAACTTAAATTGGTCAAATATTTCAGAATTATAACCATGCTCGCAAGTCCATTTTGGATTAGCTGCAAATCCTTTTAATTCTAAATGACCCATCACAATTTCTGCTTTAGTAGTATGAATTAAGTCAAGAGTTTTTTCTTCATTCTCCGAACAAATCCATGGCAGATATAGAATTTCTCTGTCTCCTATCTTAACTTCAGTAGGTCTACTATACACACGAAGATTACTATATTCCATGAGCAAACACTCCACAGAATTAATCTCTAAAGTGTTCTTATAAAATGCATCATGATTACCAACCATAATGTCACATGTGACACCCATACTTTCCAGAGTGTCAAAAATATTTTGCTTTGCCCAATTCAGACTCCAGAAATCAATCTGACGACGAATATCAAACACATCACCCATGTGAATAACGTGCTTGATTTTATTCTTCAATAGAGTTGGGAAAAATACATCATCATAAAAACGTTTGAAGTAATCATGATAATCTTGATTACCTTTCTTGAATCCATAATGTGTATCAGTAATGATAGCAACTTTCATTTTCTAGTTTTTTGCTCAATGGATTGTTTAATGCCGTTGTAATCTGAACTGGAAAAATTCAACTCATTACGATCTGCATATAATACTTCATCATACCCAGATCTTTCCAGAATTTTAGATTTAATTTCTAATTGCTTTTTTTCTTTTTGTATCCTTCTGAGAAAAGCATAGTAGATAATTTGAGTAAAGTAGGCAAATGGATTACCTCTGTCTGGGTCAAAGTTATCAATATACTGAACACAATTTTCAATTCCATCACTAATCATATCCTCTCGGAAAGGATAGTTAATGAAGTTTGGGCGATAAGAAAGATGAGTCGCAATTTTCAGAAAGCATTCTCCAATATAATTTGGAATCATAGGGCGAGTGGTGCCATCTGTCAATGCTGCATTAACTTTATTTTTATATGCAGACAGTGCAGATAAGAATTCCTTATTGTCTACATAATGCTCTGGTTTCTTTTTGACTCTCATTAGTTTCCATTATCCTTAATTGAATGTGAATACATTATAACACACTTCACGAGGGCTTGACAAGAATCAAAATTATGAGTAGGATAACTCTGTCAAGGTTCAAAGTTAATAATAGCTTTTAATAATCATCAAATAATTTTTCAAATTTAATACGTGCCTCTTTGACCGTACTTTTATTACCATTATATCTTTCTCTCTTTTTTACTCTTGGTGGTCTTTTATCTGCTCTAGATATATCTACCACTGCTTTTTTATAAAAACTTAATCCAGGTTCTTTTAATTCGCTTATAGTAATAATTTTATTATCATTAATAAAAAGAGTATCATCAGTGGATGATTTTAACCATTTTGAAAGTTTTAAACTTACATTACCTGTATCTATAATACCTTCAAAGATACTCATGTCTTCAAGCAATAAAGAGTTTTCAATAGTAATGCCATCATCAAACACACTAATTAGACCGAGAATTTCTTCCCCTGTGATAAGTTTTACTGTGGCAAAAAATTCATCATTCATTTTTTTATGTTTACTGGAATAATTTCGTAGTTAAAATTCTCCTCATTATAAATCTTGATTCTTTCTTTTAGGTGATTCAAAGTGTAATTGTTATAGTTACCTTTTGAAAAATCATCAGCAATATCATAAAGAACTGCTTGTGACTTGTTTTCTCCTTTCCTCAACACCCTACCAATTGATTGTAGGTTTCTGATTCTTGATTTACTAGGAGATGCAAATATAATATTATGAAGGTTCTTAATATTAATGCCAGTAGAGAATGTTCCGTAACTAGCAATAATAATGCAATTATTTTGTTGTTCCGTTAGTTGACGGATTTGTTCTCGTTTTTCGGCTTCTACACCACCATGAACAAAAAAAACTTTTCGTTCTAACCCGATGGTACTATTTATAAGGTCATAAAGTGGTTCACCGTGTTTCTCTACATAATTAAAAAGTACCAGAGTGTTTCCTTTTAAATCACGAACAAGATTACGAGTGAATACATTTCGTTTCTGATGTGATACGATATAGTTCATTTCATCTTGATAGTTAGGGAATCTGAATGATTCGTGCTTTAATAAAAGAATTTTAATTTTTAGATCAGACAGTTGACCACGTTTCATAAGGTCAGCGGTATTGGTGACTTTGTTTGAAAGTCCAAACAGACCCTCCAAGACTAAACGATGTGTTTTAGTTCCATCTAGAGTTCCAGTGAAACCAATCCTATACTTTGCCTCATGCAGTTTAGTCATAATGCTTGTGAGAGATTTTGCCTTAAAAGTATGGCACTCATCTCCAATCACTGCAGTATAACTGTCAAAATATTTCTTGGGAAGTTTGTAGATACTTTGCCAAGTAGTTATGACTACAGGCATATCAGATAGTTTTGCTTCACCACCATAAATTTGATGGCAGTAATTTTCTGCATCCCATCCGTAATCAACAAAATCATTAAACAGTTGCGTGACCAATGATATGGTAGGTACAACAATAAGAGTCTTAAGATTGGCGGCAGTGAAGTATCGTATCAAAGAATAAATCATAAATGATTTACCAGAACCAGTTGGCGATAGAATAATCCTGCGATAATTCTTCAGTCCTTTGTAGACTGCATCATACTGATAGTCTCGTGGTTTAATCTTTGGCGTAAGGTAGTCCATATATTCCTTAATCGCTTCTCTAGAGATATAAGGATTTGTTTCATCAGGTTTACCATAAAATTTATTGTCTTCAAATGCACAGGTGTACTCTCGTTCCTCTGCCCACTCCATAAGGTAAGACAATAATCCGATGTACAGTTCTCCGTTAGATGGACTGAATAAACGAATTTTTCCATCCCACATTCTGTTTTTGAACTGTGGCATAAACTTGGCATCAGGTACTTCAAATGTAAAGTATTCTGAGAGTTCATATTTGATGTGTGGTTCACATTCAAGTTGAAAGTAAACTTCATTGCGCTTTTGAATAGTAATGTCTGCCATTAAGTAATACCGTCAATATATGATTTCCATTGGATAGCATTTTTGATTTGGTATGAACGATTAGAAATCATTTTAATTACTCCATCTAGGTATTCAATAATGATTTCATACATATCAATCTTTAGTTGTAGGTCTTTAATCTCTGGATCCGATTCAATGTATAGTGATAAATCTGTTTTAAGAATTTTTAAATCAAAAGGATTTTCTTTATACTTTTCAGGTTCTGCTTTGCCTGTATAGTATTCAAATTTTTTGCGAGTTAATTGTTTAAGATTAAGCGTTGCTTGTTTTTTCTTAAATCTGTAGTCTGAAAAAATTTTAAAATATTTTGCGTGTAACGAAGGAATAGATAGAGAAGCAGTATCCAGTTCTACGGGGTCAATCTTAGAATCCTGCTCCCACATCGTTTGAATTTCATCAAAAGTCATTAACTAATCACAACTCCATTTTTGTTCTTAATTCTATATATCTTATATTTAAAAGTCGCCTGAGCAACCATGTACTCTACGTTTTGATCAGTAACATCAAAGTCAAGTGGAGTTAATGAAATGGGAAATAAATTTTCAAACTCTACTATAATTGATGGTCTCCAATTGCTATTAAGTATTTCTAAAATACCGTTTCCTTCAATAGGATATCTATCAGTATCAAAATTTTCTGCTAATCCAGTTTTACGCAACCATTTATGAATAGTTGAATAGTTAGTCATATCTTCATCAACTAAAAATTTTACATTAAGATCTTCAAATTCAGTTTCAGTTCCAGCAACTGAATAATCTCTGAAGGGGTTTGCAACTGTAATATCAGGAATACTGATACCAGGAATATTTGCTGACTGACAGAAGAAAGATACTTTTGGGAAATTAATTAAAGATAATTTAAATCCGTTTGGGGCAAGAAAATTTCTATTTTGAATACGATCTTTAACCCACTTTGATTGTGACATTTTAAATAAAAATATTTAGATAAAAAAAACCCCTCGTGAGAGGGGTCCAGGAGCGTCTGTAAGAAAAGAATCACATCAAGTTGGTGACTCTTACACGACGGTAGTAAACGTTGGTAGAGAGGTTTCCTGATGCTACTGGATCAGAATCTACAAGTGCAGTCTCACCCTTTGCGAATGGATTCAGGACCATGCCGTAGCGAGTCTTGAAGCCAATCTTGGGCTGGAAGGTATCCTGACCGATTGCACGTACCATCTGGAGAGGTACATATGGGCAATAGAACAGACCAGCATCATAAGGGGAAGTACCCTTATAACCAGCGATGAAGAATTGAGCAGCAGTGTTACCCTCTGAAGGCAGTGCCGAATAAGGATCAATATAAACCTTAATACGACCGTTCAGAGTACCAACAAAGGTGTTGCCAGTGTCATCAACGTTCAGGTTGGTGTTGAGAGCAGGGGTGTAATCCAGAACACCTGCCATTGACAGAGCTGATGCAACATCTGAAGAACAGATGAGCATATTGCCCTTCCCTCTACGAGTCTCTTTAGCGATAGCGTTCATTTCACGCTCAATCTGGAACAGAAGACCCTTGAACTTCTCAACTGACCAACGACCGTTGGAGTCAACATCAAGGTCAAAAGTACCTTGAGTTGCAACGTTCTGCTGAGCACCAGCTTTAGCGGAACGGAATACTGTACGAACAACTTCACGATTGATTTCAGTGAGGATTTCAGCCGAAAGGATGTTTGCCAGTTCGGTTTCAGCATCCAGACCATGAATTGCCTTCAGATCTTGTGCGAGTTCAATGCTATATTCTGCTTTCAGTGCGCGTGACTTAGCAGTAACAGCAATCTTCTCAATGCTAAATGCCATTTCTGGGAATGCATTGTTTGCTGCATCACCGAGAGCTTCTGCGGTTGCAGTGCTCATTGCTGAACCAGAGGTATAAGTACCTGAAGCGTTCAGAACAGCAGGGTTGGTGCCTGACTGTGCAGTACCAGTTGAACCAGAAGCGGTTACATAAGGTGAACCAGAGAACTGACCATTTACTTCGTTGAAGAAAGTCTCGGTGCCAGTCTGACTATCATAGCGTGAACGCATTGCAAAGATGAGTCCAGTAGGACCGTTCATTGGTTGAACACCACAGATATCATAAGCAATCAGGTTAGGCATTGAACGACGGATCAATGAGATCAGTACGGGATCAAAACCTGCAATGTTGCCAGTGCCTGTGGTTTGAGTATTGATAGGACCGTGGTTAGTAGGTGCAGCCTCGGTCAGCATTCTCTCCTCACGGAGGAATTTTTCTTGGTTTTCAAGCAGGATTGAAGTGACGGCTTTTTTGTAATTATCCTTAATCTCGGGCAGATTGCCGTGAGACAGAACAGGTGCCCACTTTTCCTGCAGATGCTCGGTATTGAACATTTGCTTTAACTCCTTGGAAAATGTTAGGTAGGTTTGAACTATTTATAAATTACTTAGAATAACGAGCGATTGCTTGTACATAAGCAGCCATATGAGCAGGAACTTCCTGTTCAATTACAGGCTCAGATGCTTCAGCACTTTCAGTAATTTGAGTTTTGGGGAAATAATTTTCCTTAATAGTCTCAATCTTTTCACGATAAGTTTCCTCATCGGTAAACTCTACACCCTCTGAGAGAGATGCAAGTTTTTCTTTCTGAGTATCTGCAAGACCTTGTGATACTTCAACAACGATTGACTCTTTGATGAAGTCTCCCAGTGCAGAATTCAGTTCAATATTTTTTTCAATTTGTTCGTTGAGTTTTTGTTCCATCTCATCAAGTTTTTCTGTCATACCCTCAACCATGTCATACTTCTCTTCAGGAATGTCCATGTAGTGCTCTACAAAAACTTCCTTCAGTGCTGACATAAACGATTCTGCGATCTCGGTGCGAACACCATGATCAACAGCGAGTTTATTATCCTGAATCCATTGCTCTACAACGTAATTAAGGAAAGCGTCAACCTTAGCTGTCATTTCCTCTTTTGTCACTTCAATTTGCTCATTCAGT